TACTACTATTACTTAAGTTTAAGTATAACTATTACTTCATCTTAGACTTTCTTCTATCTTTAATTTGAAGGGGGGTACACGTGTATTAAATGTTTGTAGCACTAAGCTACTACTTACTTGTCTTTACTTACTATAAACAATACTCATGCCCCCCCTTCATTTATTACACTTACACACTTCTAGCATATATTGCTTTCATAAAGACACGAAGGATAAAGTTAAAGTAATACATGGGTATCTGAGTAAGATAAGACTTTTAGTACATTCTTTACCCTTTACTAGATTGTACAAGCAAGGGGTAATACACGTGTACCCCCCTAAGTACTGTACTTCATCTTGAGCTTTCTTTCCAGAGCTTCAATCGTCAGGGGGGGTTTAAACTAAAGTAGACGATATAATAACAACTAGGATATTAATCTTCTACAATATAGTGTCCTTTAATCCCTTCCCTGTGGATAACATGTGTATAACTTCCTACTTCCCCTTACACATCAAACACTTACACTACTTTAAGCAAGGGTAGTAAAGGAGTTTAAGAAGTTAGGCTTACCCGCTCTTCCTCTAATCCCTATACCATTCATAAAGTCCTCTAAGTCCTTGTCTAGCATCTCTTCTCTGTATCTTTCTAGAGCATCTTCATTACTTACACCTACATTCTCTACTATAAACCCTAGTGCAAGGGCTAGAGCATCTAACCTATCATCATGATATAAGCTACCTCTATCCTTAGTTACATGTGTTAATTGATGTATTAGGGAATAAGGAAGTAGTTTATGGTCTTGAACCCCTTGTTTAACGTCTCTTTTAACTAAACTAGCGTCTATTACTAGCTTGTGTTGGTTAAGTAAAGGCTCTATAATGTCTATAATCCTCAATTCCTTCTGCTTACTTGCTCTTACTTCTTCTACTGAACAGGGATGTATACTCTTAAGTATAGGTTTAAGCAACTCACTAAACATACCATCACCAAAGTTACTCTCCACAACCATCACTTGACACTTGTGCTTCTTGCTTATCTGAGCGAGATGTACTAAATTTTCAGGTGTATACCCTCCATGGAAGCCACCTACCTCACTAATGTAAATAAGCCCATGTAACTGCTTAATAACAGCATAGCCTGTCTCATCCTTACCTCTACCACTAGGGTCAATAGACATAACACTATACTCATACGGAACATACTCTGAGTCTATATGTGATGCTCTGTAGAAGCAGTCACCAGTAAACCCTACATTAGGTATGTCTTCAACGATTAAGTCTCTCCTAGAGCCATACGTTAGCCCTACAGGGGCTTTATGAAGGTCTAAATCATGTACTATAAAGTCACTACACTTTAATGGGAACTTATCAGCATCACTAAGAGTAGTATCTAGCTGATACTGCAACCTAAACCAACTCCTACCAATACTTGCTTCACGCTCTACAAGGTCTAGGTCTGTAAACCTTACATCCGTACAATCACCTACTTGTACTTTACCTTCTTCTAGTGGTTGACTGATATGAGGAGCAAGAGTACCTTGGTACAACTCTATGTCCTCTGGATACCTAGCAGGATATACAATAGTCCTGAAGCCCTTGTCTCTCATCTTATTGTAAATACTCTCTCCACTCTGAGGAGTACCTAACATAATGATCTGTGCATCACTATTAGTCTGTAAGATAGCATCATACTCAGCCACAGTAGCAAGTAGTTTAGCTCTCATAAGCTCTGTAGCACTGTTCTGTAAGCCCTCCACATCGTCTGAGATCAATATACTAGCTCTATTACCCTGTAACTGACTAGTAATACCTAGTGACTTCACACTAGGTTGTACAGTAACTTCACACCCTGTGACATCGAAGGACTTAACACTATTCCTCATGTCCTGTGAAGGTTCTAAGTGATCTAATAGAGGTAAGTCAAAGATAAGTCTACGAATAAATTGAGCAATAGCTTCTGAATGACTACCACTCTGACTTACAATTACTACTTTTTCATTAGGATTCCTTAATAACCTCCATGTAACATACGCACCAGTAATATAAGTCTTGCCTATGCCCCTGAACGCTTCTAATAATAGACGTTTATCCCCTGTCATAAGGGTTTTAGCCATGTCTAACTGCAAAGGAGTAGGAGGAGGTAAGTTAATACCTCTCCATACATACTTTAAATACTCCCTGAAGTCATTGACCAGTATCTTAATCTCTTTACTTTCCTCCACACTCACGTAGCTCTCCCTACACGTTAAACATATCCATGACATTGCTGTCTTTTAGTTCATCTACTAAACTCATCATAGGCTTACTCTCTACTATGTCAACGGTTATATCATTCTGTTTAAGGAATGTATTAATAGCCGCTAACTCAGTAGGCTTTAAAGGCTCACCACTCTTAAGTAACCCTAAGTAGTAGTGAGTCTGTAAGTCATGTAATGTGTTTAGTGAGTCTATATTTGCTTTGCTCACTTATTACTCCTTTATTGCCATTTAGCATCTTTATTAAGTTCTTGCATATATTTACCCACCACTGGTAAGGTATACATAGGCAGAAAAGAGTTCAGCATAATAGAACGTCCATACTCTGTTCTCCACGCATTACTCTGCATATCAAAAGGGTTCATACTACTGTTTTTCAAGCTCTTGAATAAGTCTTGCATCCTACTTGCTGTCGGCCCCATGAATATACTAGCAAAATGATCTTGTTGCCAATCACTTCCTAAGCGTCCTCCTGTCAACCCTGCTGATAGGTAGTTCATAGCAGTAGCCAATGGGCTTGATATAGCCCCTTTGTTAATAGCGTTAAGCCCTAATTGAAAGAGACCTTGGTTGTCAAAGCCATACTTACGTTCTTCAGCATTAAGAAGCCCCATTTTGATCTCCATCTCTTCTTTAGCGAGACCTAAGAAACTAGCAAAAGCAACACTTGTACTAACCCCTGCCGCTAATCTAGCATCCACCTCACTTGCTCCTCGTATAAGGAGAGACTCGTAAGCCTGCATAGGGTAACTTAAGAACTGAGTGAATAAAGGTAGTAAAGGATTATTACCATTACTAAACATCTCAGGTAAGTGCATCTTGTCACCTTTAAGTATGTCTAATTGACTAACATTACTTAGAGCACGATGCACCATATTCTCTAGTTCAGGATCATTGAGCTTAGTTAAATCCATAGACTCAATACCACCTTTAGAGTCTAGTTTAAATACCTCTTTAGCCTTACTTTGGAGAACATGAATCTGATCTACATCCACCTGTAGCCTAGTGTAAGCACTTCTATTCTGTTTACTCAAAGCAGTCACTAACTTGGTGTTGAAGAATAAGTCTTCAAGCACAGTACTACCTAAAGCCATACGGTAAGCACTAGTAACAGTAGACAAACCTGTCCACTTAGCTACTCCTTCTGCTGCTTTCTGGCTTGTACGAATTACTTTAGCGGCAACACCTGCCCCTGAGAATACATCTATGCCATCAATTGCACGTGAAGCCGCAGACCCATTAAATACATCAAAAGCCCCTGTCATAAGTTGAATCTGACGCATTAAACTAGTACTAGGAGGCATGCCTGAGATCAATTGTCTAAACTCTCCAAAGGACATCCCTACATGTTTAAGAGCATTGCCCATACTTCCTCTAGCAACTACTACTCCTAACTCACTCTGAAGAGCAGTACTAGACATACCTCCTCCAAGTGTAGCCATGTTCATATTCATATTGAATACTTTGAAATGTTGCCAAAAGCTATTAGGGTCATCAGGAGTACGCTGTTTATTTAGCCTTAGTTTCATAGACTTCTCAAGGAGTTTTATCTCCTCGTTAGCCTTCCTTACAGCCTTATTTTTACCCCACCCCATCCCTTTATACTCTTCAATGACTAAAGCCTTCTGCTCCTTCAAGAAGGTATCCATATTATCAATACCAATACCATACACCTGTCCTAGTGCTATTCTCCCCGATTGATCTCTAGCCATTGTAGCTATAACGTCTCTCATGTCGGTTATTAAGAGAGGAGCAATAGCGGAAGTATTAATATTACGACTTCTCTTACCGCCTAAGTCACCTGCTCCCTCACTCTTACTAAGAGTATCATATATACTCTGCGCTTCCTCTCGGATACTTGTACCACTATCGCCTGCTACCCTAGCTGTTTTTATTTTAGTAGCTATTGCTGTAGCGTGTCCACTTACTTCTTTCCATGTAGCACTGCTTTTTAATACATCAGCTAACTCATCTTTTAAACGTGCCTTAGTAGCTAATGTGACAGCACCTTTACTCACCTTCGTGAATAGGGAGAGAACATCCTCCCCTGCTTCTAGCTTCTTAAGTAATGTGCTAACAATAGAAGCAACCTGCTCTCCTGCCTCCCCTACGCTCTTGAGAGTTAGTCTAGTTAAGAATCCTTCAGGATCATCAACAAGGGATTTCATCTCACTGACACTTAGTCCTAGTTGGTCTACTAAAGCATCAACCTCTTTATTATGAGCAAGAGCACTAGCTTCTTCTTCAGCTCTTATCTTTTTATTAAGCTGTGTCTTTATTTCTCTTCTGATCTTAGCCTTACGAGCTACTATCTCTTTCTGCTCTTTAAGAACAGGCTCTAGTACCTTGTCTATTTCCCCCTGCCTTCCTTCTTCTGCCTTCTGTAGTTTCTTCTTAGCTTTGGTAATAGTAGAAGCAGGAGCACCGTCAGCAACAAGTTTATCTACCGCTTGTCTAAGAGTTGTAATCCCTGATGCAATATCGTCTAACCCCTCAAGACCCTTACGAGAATGATGAGTACGGAGTCCTTCAGTTAGGATGTCTATAACATCTTGGGCAGGCATATCTCTAATTGCTTCAAGGTTGAACATTCTGTTAATGTCAAACATCTCTTTAACATTCATACCTGCGGCTTCTAACTCAATCCCCATAGTATCTACCATCTTACCTATGATCTCATTACTATCTTTCCAAGTAGGATCAACATATTTACTATTAGGTGTGCCGTCAACATTACGACTCTTAGCAAACTCTACATAAGCGTTACTCCAAAAGTCATCTTCGCTCATGTCTGCTAATCTTTCTGACTTCTTCCATGTCTCTTTAAGGAGTCCTACAGATTCAAATAACCTATTCTTTACTTTGTCAGCTACAAAGGACATAGTATCGTTCTTAAGTAACTGCTTAGTTCCTTGAGTTCCTCCTATATCCATTGCTCCTCCTAACGCTCTTACAATCTTAGAGGTGCTCTTCATCATACGTCCGTGTAAGCTCCACGCAAACCTAGAACCCATACTAGGGACATCTTCTGCTCGTACCTGTCCTAAGATACCTACAGTTCCATTATTGTATTCAACTACTACACTGTCTCCTTTTTTTACATCTTCTTTCTTTATTACTTTTACTTTTACACCTGATGTTTCATTTACAATTACTTCTGTCCCTACAGTAGGAGAGCTTCCTTCCACCTTAGTACTAGGCGTACTATCAGGTATCTCAGGGGTAGCATCTATATGTTTTGCCTTTGCTCCTAG